GGTGGATACAAAAATAATAATGTTCCACAAAAATTTACATCTAAAAAAGAAAAAATGAATATGATTTATTCTTTAGAGGATTGTCTAAATCCATTCAGACCGAGGTCTGGAATTAATAAGCCACTATATTTTAAGGGAAAATTTTTAGCAAATTCTGGAGCAGATATACAAAGAAGACCCAGATATTACATGCCATCTAGATACGATCAGTTTAAATACTGGACTTCATATAGAACAGAAAATAATGTAGAGCATGGAATATCTAACATTAAGGTTGGATCTCTCTTTTATATTAATGATGCAAATCCATTTGTTGTTTATAAAGAAAAAGTTCCAGCAAATAGAATAGTGGTTAAGATGCAGACTAATGTTGGCGAGGTCGACCTTGGTCCTTTTACGACATCATCTACAGTAAAGGCAGATCCTCTTTTTGGTGAAGAAAATAAGACAACACCTGTGCGGTGGAAAATACAATATTTAGATGAAAATAATTGGATTGATGCATACAGTTTTAATGAAAACTCAAAGCGTTTTGATGGAACACCGATTATTAAATCAGATGGCCATGTTGAACTACAGTATGGATTAATTGTTCCAGATGAATATAAAAAGTCTTTTATATTCGTAGAAAAGTTGTCTTCCTCTAGTCTTTTGCCAGAAACAAATATTGACGGATACGCATATCTTGTTACTCAAAATGAAAATGATATTGGAACATTTTATATTTGGAATAAGGCAAGCCTTTCTTATAAAATATTTCAGCCAAGATACGGATGGCAAATACTGGAAAGTTCTGTAGATAATCAAACAAACCTAATATCAGACTTGACTTCACCAGAATATTTTATAAATAGCATAGATAGCCAAAAAATTTATCGTGATTTTTCTTACATTCGTGGAATTAGAATTGTTGTTGAAACAATGAATAAGTTTGACTCTACTTTTGATTTAATTGAGATGTCACCAAGACTTGCAGTAAATGTATCAGAAAAAGTAATAGACTATACAGTAAACAAATCTTTATCTGATGTTGGAAATACATCATTGCCAGTAGGACAACTACTTGCATCTACTGGAAGTATTTCTTTATTTGATGATGATCAAGCATTTAATGAAAACAATTTAAATAGCATTATATCTAAGTATATAAACAAAAATATTAAATTTAGTTTTTTAGAAAAAATTATTGATGTTAATGGATCAGACTATTTTGTTCCCATTAAAACCTTGTACTCCGAAGGATTTCCACAGTCAGACCAAGTTGCAGCAACTATCAACATTACGTTAAGAGATTTATTTTTTTTACTAGAATCTATGCCTGCTCCAAGAATTTTAACAACACAGACATCACTAAGTTATGCTATAACATTATTGCTTGACTATATTGGTTTTAGCAACTATACATTTAGACGTTTGGATGAAGAGTCCGACCCAATAATTCCATATTTTTTTGTAGCACCAGATCAAAATGTTGCAGAGGTTCTAAATCAACTAGCCGTTGCAACGCAAAGCGCTATGTTCTTTGATGAATACAACAACTTTGTTGTAATGAGCAAAAACTATATGATGCCAACAGATAAACAAAGAGGTACAGATATAGTATTGTATGGTTTAGACAATTCTCAAGACACTGGTGTAATAAAAAATCAAAGATTGGATAATGGCTTATCCAATATTTTATCTATATCTTCTGAAGATAAAAAAATATTTAATGATGGAAAGATTAATTATACAAGTAGATATATTCAAAGATCATACGGATCAATTAGACAGTCTACAATGATTGATGAAGGTAAAACCTGGATATACAAGCCATCACTTTTATGGGAAGTTTCTGGAACAGAAAATACAAAAACTATTAATGAGATTGCCTCAAAGCAGGGTAGTTATGTACTAGGGGCTATGCCAATTAACTCAGACATACCTTCTGTTGCCCCAACAGTTGTTAACAATGTTTTAATAAACAATATTATAGACCTTGGTGAAAATGTATATTGGCTAACAAGATATAGCGGATACTTTTATTCTAATGGTGAAATTATTCAATATGATGCAGCACAGTTTAACGTTACTATGCCAATATGGTATCCAGTAAAAACTGATGGATCTCTAGATACAACAAAACCACAAATTGTCCTACCTGGAAAACTTGCACCTTCAAGCATTACATCAGAAAATGATATAAGAACATGGAGAAATTCAAATAGGCAGGGTAGTAGTAATGTATGGATTTCTAGCAATCAAGAGTATCAAAAGTATTTTTCATCACTACCATTTAATGGAAAAATATATCCAACTGGACTTGTAAGAATTTTTGCAACACCTTATTATGAAACTATTGATGGTGTTACTAGATTAAAAAATGGTTTAGTCGAGTCACATGGAAGAGCACAATTTGGAACCACAATAACATCTCATTCTGCTGGCATAAATAACTATTGGTCAGACTCTACCTATGTTCGTGGATGTGATATGAAGTCTCAATATTTATTTAATCTATCACCAACTCAAGATATACAGGCAGAGGCAAAAGCACTAGGCTTGGTTGCGGGAGTTGCTGGACAAAACAACACACTTGCTAAGCAAACAACCAGAAATGGTGTTATTAAAAACTTTATGGCTACAAACTATTTAACAGAAACAGCAGTAAACAGTTTAAAAACAACCCAGTCTGGAACAATTCAGTCATCTGCATTAATAATAAATGGCCCATCATTTAAAACAACTGAAACACCAAATAACTTTATTTCATATGTATATAAAGAACTTAACAATGCATACAAGCACTTTGGTACAAGAATGAGAATTGTTGGAAAAATTGAAAACAATATTGCAAGATCACAAACACCAATAGGCAGTTCTTCTTACTACCAGGTAACTGGGTCTCTTTCTAATCAAAACATAAGCATTGGTGGTGGTTCTGGTGGTCTTGGAATACTTCTTAACCCTGAAACAAATAATGGGTATTATTTTGAAATAGTTGCATTAACTGAAAATAATATTGAATCTTATTCAAATGGAAAACTCATAAATAATATTGTTTTTTATAAAGTAATGCAAAAATCGGGGACTACCGAAGCAGTTCCAGTTAAACTTTGGGGCGGACTAACAAACATTTTAGTTGATGACGGTAGATTTACTGGACAATACAGAATGAGTGGAGAAGAAAATCCAACAGTGTACGATCTATCTGTAGAATATCAAGACATAGGAAAGACTAGAAAATTTTATTTATACATAAATAATAAATTAATACAGATAGTCGACGATTTAGATCCTTTGCCTATCTATAATAATATGGCACTTTTTACTCGTGGATCATCCAGATGTATGTTTGAAAATATATATGCTGTTGCAGAAAATTATTCACAAAATACTGTTTCATTGGTTACAAATACACTGTCTCAAGCATTTGGTGATGATGGTATTAATTTAAATGAATCTTTTAGGAAGTATGCAGTTAGTGGTGCAGTGCAGGCCACCTATCTATCTGGAGTTAGTTCTCAGCAACCACCAAAATATAATATGTATTTTGATGAGTTTGGAACAATTCTAAGGGAATGTGCATATTTTGATATTAAGTATGATCGTGCATACCCAGCATTATATGCAAAGATGTCTCCAACGTTTAACAGAATTAAGGGATACGTAACATCTGGATTTCAAGCAGACTCATATGGTGCAGAATTTTTAATATTTAATGCAACAGATAAGGCTTTGCTTCTTGACGAAACAACTGGAAATTTTTTAAGAATTCAGGGAATAACATTTACACAAGACACAACTCATGAATTGACTGTAGATGAATACTTCAAAAAACGAAGCAATTTTTCAGACCCAGAACTTAAAGGAAATGAAGTTATTGTTTCTCCAATTGTTGAAAAATTAAAATACGATGAAATTAAACAAAGCAGAATGATATATGGAAAAAATGAATTCTCAATTGATAGCCCATATATTCAAACAGAAGATGATGCAGAAGGATTGATGGGATGGCTAATTAATAAACTTATGAAACCAAAGAAGTCTATTGGCCTTGACATCTTTGCTATTCCAACAATTCAACTTGGAGATATTGTTACCATAAATTACAAAGACTCGTCTGGATTAGATTTAGTAACACCCTCATCATCAAGATTTGTTGTGTATAATATAGAGTACGCAAGAACACCATCAGGGCCAAATATGAAAGTTTATGTGAGCGAGGTATAGCATGGCAGACATTAGTTCAACACCAGCAACACCAACAAACTCTACTCTAACTTCTAACTCTATAAACCAAGTTAAAACATCTATACCTGGAAATATATTGTTTGATGACGAATCTATTCCAGTAGAATTGATGACTGATTTAGTGTTTGAAAATATTGGCGGACAAGAACTTATTAATATTGCTAGAAACGACACTGTTAATGGTCAATCAATATCTTATCAACTTATCAAAAACTTGTCTGATATTGAACAGCAATATAACTCAAACAATATTCTAAGTTTGCAGTCTACATCTGATAAATATTTTAATAATTTTCCAATTAAACTAGAAAACAAGGTACCAAAATCTCCAACAGGTCCTGGAGGAAGTCATGTTTATTCAGATATTAAAACAGGAGACATTGTGGTTGAGGTTATAAATTTAGAATCTGATGAACAAATAGAAATACAAATCATTACAGATGGTACAATATATGAAGCACAACTTAGAACGGAAACATCATGATTACTAACACTGGTAAATCTATAATTGGAAAATATCTTTTAGGTCAAGCGCCAGCATATGCTTCCTATATTGCAGTTGGCTGCGGTAAAAAACCATTATCAACTTTAGATACAGTCGGAGATTATTCCAACAAAACAAATTTAGACTTTGAGATGTTTAGGGTTCCAATCTCGTCAAGAGGTTTTATTAATGAAGGTGGAATAGAAAAGATAGTCCTAACAGCAGAAATTCCAACAGAAGAAAGATATGAAATCACAGAGGTTGGATTATATTCTGCTGGAACTAACTCAACTGCTGGTGCCTATGATAGCAAGACAGTGTTTGCATTTACACAAACAGAAAACTGGAATTACCATACTTCTTCCGCTGCAACAGCAATTCCAACTATTACAGAATCTCTTGATGCTCCAAACCAAGATAACGTAATTGCAACTGTTCAACCAGTATTTCAAACAAATGCAGACAATGCAATTTTTTATAAAACCTCAAGAGCAGAAAGATATGAGCGACCAAGATTTTTTAATAATGTTATTTTAATTAGTGGAGATGATGCAGACTTAACAATTAATACTGAAAGTGGTCCAGCAGAAGATCATTTTACAATTGAGGATGGATCAAATCATATACACCTTACAAGCCCTAATGTTAATTTTAATAAAAACTCCCCAACAGATGAACTACGTTTAGCCTTTTCAATTGTAAATAAAGATGGCGCTTCTGCAACACTACAAAATGCTACATCTCCAGACACCGTTAGAATTCTAGTTGATTTTGCATCTACAGATTCTGCATCTCCAACTTCCTTTGCAAGATTTGAAGTAGAACTTGTAAATGGTACTGGTGTGGGAGAATATGATTTTGAAACTAATCGATACTTTGTAATTTCAAAACAGTTACAGCAACTTTACGTAAGTCCAAACTTTACTTGGGATTCAGTTACTGTTGTAAAAATATATGCAACAACATTGGTAAGCGATGTTCCATCTTCCGACTATTATATTGCTCTTGATGCAATGAGGCTTGAAAATACATCAACTCTAAATCCGCTATATGGACTAACAGGATATTCTGTTATTCAAAACGAAACATCTTCAAGCATAATTAAATCTCCTAACACAAGTAATTATATTGAGTTTAGGTTTTCAATAGGTGTTTCATAATGTCTAATGAAATAATTAAGAAAGCAAGAGTTCTTGAAAGTAGACTTCCTGCAATTAACTCAATTACAGAAGGATACGAATTAAGATATAGGGTTATATCAGAAGATAAAAACAGAACGTCTCA